TCAGTTAAGAAACTCGTAGTTGATCTACTTGAAGCTTATGTTGCACGTACAGACAATAAGCTTGATGACCAAGCACTAAAAATTGTTAAAGACAAACTATTTTCCTAGTTATGGCATTCAAATACTCTGAAGAGGAATACAACAAAGATAAGAAGAAGAAAAAGAAAGAGGATACTTTACAAGATGTTGAAGCTGGCTTTCGTAAAGCTAAAGAAGCTAGAGATAAAAAGAAAGCTAAAGATGGAAAAGCCTGGGAGAATCTCTGATGAAAAGAGCTACAGAAAAGCAGTTTGATGAGCTGCATGGTATTCTCACTAAAGAATTTTTAGCCAGGATAAAATCTGGAGAAGCCACAACAGCTGATCTCAAAGCTGCTGCTGATTGGCTCAAAGCAAATGACATCACTGGTACGGTTATTGATAACACTGCTTTAGGAAACTTAGCAGAGATCATGCCTACCATTGATTTCGATTCAGTACAAAAGGCAGTTAGACATGGCTCCTAAAAAGAAACCTTACAACCAACTTAAAAAAAGTGCGAAGAATTACCGCGACAATGCAGCCGCTAGAAAACATAAAAACGCTACGCAAAGGGAAAGGAACAAGCTCAAAATCAACAAAGATTACAGGGCAGAGCTCAACAGAGCCCGTCGTAATGACGGGAACTATGGCAAGGGAGGGGACGACTATTCCCACACTCGTGACGGGAAAATAGTACGAGAAAACCCTTCTAAGAATAGAGCACGGAATCGTGGCAAAAAATAAAATAGAAGTCCAACTGCAGAAAGATTTTAGATACTTCTTAACTGCAGTTTGGACGCACCTGGACCTCCCTCCACCTACTAGAGCTCAACTTTGTATAGCTGAATACTTACAGAATGGACCTAAAAGACTACAGATCCAAGCCTTTCGAGGTGTTGGTAAATCTTGGATTACTGCAGCTTTTGTTCTTTGGACATTATATAATGATTCCAATAAGAAAGTTATGGTCGTATCCGCTTCTAAGGATAGAGCAGATGCGTTCTCAATCTTTTGTCAAAGATTAATCCTAGAAGTACCGTGGTTAAGCCACCTAAAACCTAAGAATGATGACCAAAGATGGTCAAGAATCTCTTTTGATATAGGTCCAGCAGCTCCACACCAGGCTCCTAGTGTAAAAAGTGTTGGTATTACAGGTCAGCTAACCGGAAGTCGTGCAGATTTGATGGTTCTAGATGACGTGGAGGTACCAAACAACAGTATGACCGAATTACAACGTGAAAAATTACTGCAATTAGTCACAGAATGTGAGTCTATCCTTACTCCTAAGAAGGATTCACGTATTATGTTCCTTGGTACACCTCAAACTACCTTCACAGTATACAATAAACTACGTGAAAGGAACTATAAACCCTTCGTTTGGCCAGCTAGGTACCCTAGAAAGATAGCAATGTATGATGGTTTACTAGCCCCACAGCTAGTAGCTGACTTACATGCTGATACAGATCTTACTTGGAAGCCTACAGATACAAGATTTTTAGAAGGGGATCTACTTGAAAGGGAAGCAGCAATGGGTAGAAGCAACTTTATGCTTCAATTCATGTTAGATACTAGTCTATCTGATGCTGAGAAGTTCCCTCTTAAGTTTGCTGACCTCATTGTTAACCCAATTAACCCAACTCATGCCCCAGAAAACATTATATGGTGTTCCGATCCGAAAAATGTGCTTAAGGATCTCCCTGCTGTTGGTCTTCCTGCTGACTATTTCTACAGTCCAATGCAAACTCAGGGAGAATGGCAAGAATACTCCGAAACTATCTGCTCCGTCGATCCCTCTGGAAGGGGCTCAGACGAGACTGTAGCGTGTTATATTAGCCAGTATAATGGTTTTATGTATCTACATGAAATTAAAGCCTTTAGAGACGGTTATACAGACGACACATTATTAAGCATACTTAAGGGTTGTAAGAAATATAAAGCAACAACCTTACTAATTGAATCTAACTTTGGCGATGGTATAGTTTCAGAACTATTTAAAAAGCATTGCCAAAATACTCAAACACTATTAAATATCGAGGAGACTAGAGCTAATGTCAGGAAAGAAGATAGGATTATTGACAGTCTTGAGCCTGTTCTCAATCAGCACCGTCTGGTTGTTGACCCCTCAGTTATCCTCTGGGACTATAAGTCGAATCCAGATGGCGCTCCTGAAACTAGATTGCAGTACATGCTCTTTTATCAAATGTCACGTATGTGCCGCGAGAAAGGAGCTGTTAAACACGATGATAGAATCGATGCTCTCGCCCAAGGAGTTAAATATTACACCGATGCCCTCGCGCTCTCTGCCAATAGAGAAATTACCAGGAGGAAACTCGACGACTGGAACGACACCCTTTCAGCTATGATGGATGATCCACAGACATTGACTAATCATATGGTCTTTGGAATGGATGTTAATCAAAGACGTGAAGCTAGAGGTAGAAAGTCTGGAAAATCCCTGCCACAGTGGGTAAATCTTTAATCACTCATTAAAACACGGGAAGTGGTGCTCTCGTGTGTGGAAACAGCGGTCAAATTTGGGGAAGACATAAAACTCTTCCCCTTCACATCATGTTTGTGAACGAAGTGAACCATGATCAAAAAATTACTATTGTTATTATTACTACTAAGGATAGTAGGACCAGTAACATACGGTATATACCTATTTATACAGCATAAACCATGGCAATCAATAGAACAACAGTATCAAAAAAGCAAACAGTAGATATATTAGGTAAACCTGCTAAAAATGCTTATAACTATAAATTTACTGCCTTAGAGAAGAGTTTTAACTCATGGTTAGAAGGAGTAAGAGTCGGAAGAACTGAAAAACATCATAGAATTGTTTTGAAATTTTTAGAGCCTTATTTAGCTAAAATGTCTAAAAAACAAGCTCTAGAAGTAATGAAGATTGTTGCTCAGAAAACAGGATTTGCTTATGGTGATGCTAAAGGTAATTTAATTAATTTAGCTAGAGAACTACATACTAAAGATATTAACGCTGTTCATAACTTACTACAGCGTTTTACTTCTCTTCAAGGTGTTAAACAAAGTTCAGAGTTTCTAGCAGAAAGTATTCAAGATATAAAGTGGAGAGGAGAAAATGTTAAAGTTGGTAATCTAGTAACCCATGATGGGGCAGGTAATTATGGTATTGATCCAAGAAGAAGAATAGTAGGAGGACAGTCTGATGCTTCTCTTGAGTTTGTAGATTACTTTTCTAAACAGAAAGATGTTAATAAACAAGCTGACCTTTTAATAGGACTTTTAGAACAGGCAAGACCTTCTTTTGATGGAGCTACTGCAGCTGCAGTTTATTTAAGTGATAATCCTAAACTAACTCTTGAACATAAAAAAAGAGTACTAAGACAACTAGGACCAGAAGCTCAAGTGTGGATGGAAGACTTTATTGGTGTTGTTGAAAGAGATTCAGCTAATACTTTACTTGAAGCTTCAAAAAGACTTGATGCACATCAGTTAGATAAAAACTTTTATAAGGGTAAGGAAGTTACACGAGCTGATGACCTTGCAACGCTTAAACAACAAGAGAAGTTAGCAGATCTTGTGCAAGGTTTTAAAGAATCTAAGATAGCTCAAGGTTTACCTTATAAAGAAGCTACCGCAGCCTCAGCTGTCTCACGTATTGATAATGTTAACCCACTTATAAAAAATGCATTAGGTGCTACTGCACCCAATGTACACGCTTATGGAGGTGGAGCTGCTGCTTTAACTCAAACTGCTGACCCCTTAGCTGGCTTAGGTAGAGCAGTTAGTGGTATAGATAGTTGGGGATCTGAAAAAATAGCTAAGTTTAATCAAGCTAGACAGATAGAAAGTATCCAGAATGCTGCTAAATGGAACGCTGCCTGGGGTGGTGATGCACTTAAATTAGGTGCTAAGTTTAGTTCACTCCTCCCTGTAGCTGGTTTAGCTGCTGATGTGTGGGATATGAATGAACGTAATAAAATAGCCGCTAAAGCTGATGCTTCAGCCTTAGATAAGTTCCAAGCTTGGACTGCTACATTCGCTGTAGGAGCTGCAGCAGTGCCTGTAGTAGGGCAAGGAGCTAATTTCGTTGCTGGTGTCGGTAATTTAGCTATAGATGCAGGTAGAACTGTCTTTGAAGAGGATAAACGTGAAGACTTTTTATCTAATTCTAGAGCTATTGGACAGGTAACTAGAAGGACTTTACAAGGTGTTTTAGGTATATAACCCCTTCAATTTTAACATAATTTTTCGTTGGGTATCCCTACGCGGGATCCTGGCGAATACCCCCATGGCCCCTTGCAATCACTGGGCTTTTGGACTTTTTTTTATGATTGTGCCGTGAAAATATTCTTTTTCATGGTATAACATATGCTCGGACTTCGTCCTCGCGTTTGTAACAGCTTCACGCTGCGATTGCGGGGAGCGAGCGTTAGCGAGCGAGACAAATTGCATGGATTATGTGTATCAATCATCATCGATCTGTAGGCTTAAGTTACAACAACTAATACATACAGTTAGTATCAATTAGTAATGCTAATCATACCACTAAATGTTATGATGGTGGATTGCACTACTAAGTATATATATTACAGCATGTTAAGGTTGCTATGAAACGCTTGATTTATTCCTGAAAATGATTTATTATTAAAATGAACGAAACGAAAGTGTTCACCTTGATACAAAACTCACCCTTTGTTTCATTGTGTAACGATTCCTCGAAATCACTTGCTTTCTTCCTCAAATCTGCTATACTAGTAGTGTAGGAAGAAAAGTTAAACTTTTGTTACTTTCTACTTTATTTCTTTATAACAACTCATGAATTATTACTCTTCATTAGTTAAACAAATTGACAAGTTAAAAGCTGAAGGAAAAGAA